ACCGAATTGTTCGTCGATCTGGATCCGAACCTGGATCCGAACCTGTTGCACTGGGCCTGCTGGCAGTGTCGCCGCGCCCCCGAGTCGCCGTACGGGCGTCAATGTCTGCACTGCGGCGCCCTGGCCTTCGGTCCGGGCAGCGGCACGCTGCGCCGCCGCCCCCGGTCCCGGCCGCTGTGGTCAGACATCGGATACGCGGCGTGGCTGGCATGGATCCAGACGGGCGACGGTGAACCTCCGGTGCCGCACTGATGGCACGGCGACCGGCACCGAAGGAAGACACGGAACCGCTGTTCGGACTACCGGCGCGGGTCCGCGGCCGGCACGAACGGGCGATGGAACAAACACTGAGGCAGTGGAGACAAGCAGGCCGGGTGATCGACCCATCGGTGTCGATATCCCTCCGGTCGCAGGCCGCCGCGGTAGATCTGGCCATCAGTAAGGGCGATTACTGGCACATCGGGAACGCGAATCGAGTCCTGATGGAACTACGTTCCGCGTACATCAATGATCAGGCCGGCGGACCCGACCCGTTCGATGCCTTCCTACGTGAGATGAGCCGCGATGACCACGATGACGACGACCGTTCACCAGGCGAGTCCGCCGCCCCGGTTCGCGACGGCGGCGAACCCTGACCTTCGGTCGACCGGTGCCCGGGTTGCCCGGCTGTCCCAGGCATTCGGCCGTCCGTTCATGCCCTGGCAGCGGCGCGGGTCGCTGTTGCTGAACGAGCGGGACCGGTTCACCGGGCAACGGACCAACTCATTCACGGTGGTCACCATCCAGCGGCAGGCCGGGAAAACGTCGTGGGTGATGGCGGAAGTACTGGATCGGTGCCTGTTCGACGGTCCCGGGCGCCGCGTTTGGTACACCGCGCAGAACGGGCAGTACGCCCGGGAAAAGTGGAGCGAACTGGTCGATGCCCTGAACGCGCCCGGATCGCCGCTGGCCGGCCGGCTGCGGGTGAAACGGACCGGCGGCGGGGAGTCGGCGACCTTCCCGAACGGGTCCGTGTTCCGGCCGTTCGCGCCGACCCGGGACGCCCTGCACGGACAGCAGTCCGACATGGTCATCCTCGACGAAGCCTGGACGCTGCAGTCCCCGGGCCGCGGCGACGAACTGATGCAAGCCATCGGCCCGACCCAGGCGACCCGGCCCGGCGCCCAGGTCGTCGTCGTGTCCACCGCCGGCGCGCTGAACACGTCGACGTTCCTGAAACCGTTGGTCGACCGCGGCCGCGCTGGCGATCCCGCCGTGCCCTACCTGGAATGGTCGATCGGCGACGACGTCGACCCGTTCGACCTGGACGCGGTCGCCGCCGCCCACCCCGCGGTCGGCTGGACCATCGACCGGTCGTTCCTGGAACGTGAGGCCGGGGTGCTGGTCGACATGCCCGGGGAGTACGCCCGGGCCTACGGGAACCGCTGGACACACACCCTGGAACGGGTCATCGACGCCGCCGTGTGGGACCGGGCCGCGACGACCGACCTCATGCCCCCCGGCCCGGTGGTGCTGGCCGCCGACATCGCCCTCGACCGGTCCCGCGGCGCGATCGTCGCCTGCCGGAACGGACTGATCGAAGTCGTCGCGTCCCGCCCCGGGACCGACTGGCTGGCCGCCGAGCTGCTGACCATCATCGCCGCCCAGCGGCCGGCGGCGGTCGTCGTCGACCGGACCGGCCCGGCCGCGACCCTGGCCGACGATCTGGCCGGCGCCGGGATCGACCTGTACCCGCTGACCGCCGCCACCTACGCGGCCGCGTGCGCCCGATTCGAGGACGACCTGACCAACGGCCGGATCCGGTACCGCATCCATCCAGCGCTGGACGCCGCCGTGGTCGGCGCCGCGAAACGCCCCTACGGCGAAGGCTGGGCCTGGGGACGGCGGACCGCCGCCGCCCCCATCTGCGAACTCGTCGCCGCCACCCTCGCGTCGTGGGCGGACCGGCACCGCCCCGCCCCCCCGGTCCGGCCCGTCGCATCCGCGCAGTGAACCCGCGTGACAGACATCGTCGCCGAGATGTCGACATACCACTCTGTCAGGTGGATCCTGACAGCATGATGTCGACATACCACTCTGTCAGGTGTATCCTGACAGCATGTGGGAACCAGGAGAGACAGCACTCAGCAAACTCGACCAGGTTGCCGAGCTCGTCGACGACGCCAGAACCCAGCTACGCATGAGATCGCTCGATGAAGCGCTGCATGCCTGCCTTCTGGCGCAGGTCACGCTCGAATCGGCCACCGACTCAACCGTCAAGGCAATGCGCTGGGCCGGGTACACGTGGGCGGAAGTTGGCGACCGTCTGGGGGTCACCCGCCAGTCGGCGCACGAGCGCTACAGCAAGCTCGTGCGGTGAGGTCGATCTGAGGGCGCCGTAGGCGGGTCTGTCACGATCCGTCGCCACGATAGGGAGCTATGGCCGCCCGTCTGTTGCAGATCGAGGGTTCGGCGCCGTGGCAGGCGCATTGTGCGTGTGGCTGGCGCGGCGACCCGGTCCCCGATCGCGGGGACGCCCGGGTCCAGGCGGAACGGCACCGCCGCGGTGTACACCGCGGCGCGGCGGTCGACGCGGATCGGCAACGACGGCACCGACTGAACGCCGCGTCATAATGCGGAACCCGTTGAATTCCGCCGCGCAGCTGGTGTCGTCGTGGTCGGCGTTCCAGCCACAGATAGAAGCCTGGGTGGACCGGTCGAACCTGGAACCGGTGATCGTCGGCGATTTCAGCGGGTATGACACCGGGGGTCTGCCGTTGACCCGGCGGTCCGCGATGGGTGTCCCGGCGGTCGCCCGGGCGCGGCATCTGACCGCCGGAACGATCGCGAAACTACCGCTGTCGGCGTTGACCGGCGCGGTCCCGGTCCCGGACCAACCGGGATGGTGTCAAGCGTCCGACGGTCAGCGCGGCGACCTGACATCGTCGGCGCTGCGCCGCTACGGCATCGAACCGCAATCGGTGTGGGCGCGGATGCTGTGGACGGTCGACGATCTGCTGTTCTACGGCGCGTCGCTGTGGCTGACGACGTCCCGCTACCAGCAGACCGGTCTACCGGCGCGGCTGGCGCACGTTCCGCATTCGATGTGGTCGATCGACCCGGACACCGGCGCCGTCGTCGACCAGGACGCGCAGGACTTCCCAGCCGACGACGTCGTGCTGATCGGCGGACCCCACGAGGGGATCCTGAACTACGCGCAAACGACGATCCTGACCGCCGGATCGCTGGAACGCACGGCCGCCGACGTCGCGTTGCACCCGTTCCGGCTGGAGCTGCACCAGACGACCGATGTCACGTTGACGCCGGCGGAACGATCGGAAGTCGTCGCCGAAGCCAGGCGGGCGATGAACGCGAACGACGGTGTGCTGTTCACGAACGCCGCGATCGAGACGAAGGATCACCCGCTGGATTCGGGGGATCTGCTGATCGCCGGCCGGAACGCCGCCGCCCTGGACATCGCCCGTCATGTGTCGATGCCGGCGGCGATGATCGACGCCGTCGCGACCGGCGCCAGCCTGGAGTACCAGTCGACGGTCGCCCGTAATCAGCAGTGGATCGACTACGGGCTGTCCCTGTACATGGACGCGGTCACCGGGCGGCTGTCGATGGACGACATCCTGCCGCGTGGTCAGCGGGCCGCGTTCGACGTCACCGATCTCACCACCCCGGTCGCGTCGCCGACCGGACCCGCGACGGAGGACTGACCGATGACCCTGACGTTCGAAACGCCGGTACCGGCGGTGACCGCGGCCGCCGCCGACCGGATCCTGACCGGCGTCGCGCTGCCCTACGGCGTGCCCGGCCGGACGTCGGCGGGGTCCGTCACCGTCGACGCCGGCGCCGTCGCCGTGCCGGCGGATCTGCGGCGCTGCAAGCTGTTCCGCGACCACGGCCGGGCCAACCCGGTCGGCTACGCCACGGCCGCCGACGACACCGACGCCGCGCTGACGATGTCGTTCCGCGCCGGTGAGACACCCGACGGTGACCGGGCGATCCTGGAAGCCTCCCAGGGCATCCGGGACTGCCTGTCCGTGGAGCTCGATGACGTGGTGATCCGCAATGGTCACGTCACCGCCGCGACGTTGACCGCTGTCGCTCTCGTTCCGATTCCCGCATTCACCGGCGCCGATCTGGTCGCCGCCGACACCCCGGAGGTAACCATGTCCGACCCGACCACCGCCCCACCCGAACCCGACACCGACGACGACGACACCGACACCGACGTGCAGCCGGCGCCGCCGCCCGCGTTGAACGCCGCCCGGTCCGGCGGCGCCCTCACCGGATCCCCGCGGGTCCCGACGTTCACCGCCGCGGTGCAGCGGATCCGGTCCGCGTTGAACGGCGCCACCGACGCGGCCGCGTTGAACGCCGCGCTGTCCGACGTAATCCCCGCGAACGACGCCGGTCAAGGCTTCCTGCGGGATCAGTGGCTGGGCGAACTGTGGACGCCGGTCGCCGCGCAGCGCCCCTACATCGACGCGATGAACAAGGCGCAGCTGACCGGTATGCGGTTCTACGGCTGGAAGTGGGAAACGCTG